CTAAAGGAATGTGAGTTTCAGCGAAAGTGCCACTCTCTCCAGAGCTACCAAATCCCTATTTATAGGGATTTGGTAGCTCTGGAGAGAGTGGCACTTTCGCTGAAACTCACATTCCTTTAGACTATACACTTTGCGATGGAAAGCTTTAACGAGTGTGTACAGGATTTTGCCCCGGAAAACCGTGATTCGACAATTGCGCACGCTTTGCGTTGCTGCATCATATCGGAGTATCGCTTAGTACCGGGCGAAGCGCTATCAGATCCTGAGCCAAATGACGTGCCCAGTGCCGAGGATTCCTCGCCTGCGCCGCCACTGAGCTTTACTATGAAGCGCCCCGGCTGGACCACCCTTGAGGTGGACGAGCAAGGCAACGCCATCGACGTAGTCATGCCACTAGACCTCCCGGTCTGTGTGGCTACGGCTGCCTCGGAGGACCTGCCCTGGATGTCTCGCAAAGAACTCGAGGCACGCGTGGGGGAACTACGCGCTAAAACACCACAGTGCGAGCCCTACACACGCGACAAAGTTGACTTCAAGACCGATGTCAACCTGAGCAGGCGCTCCGGTGACCGACATATGGACGACGCATACGACCTTATCGAACGAGCTGCGAAGCAGCACGTCTTTGAGGCCAATCGGCGCCCCATGACTATGCCTCGCGTGGTCTACATGGGCATTCCCGAATTCGTCCAGACATACGTACCGGAAGAACTGCACCGTAGGATTGAGAAATTCTGGAACGGAGACGTAAACAAGATAATAGACAAGTATTTCAGTGTTGACGGAGACGCCAATCTGGCCGCGACACGTGCCGACCAGTTGAAGATCTGGCACGAACGACAGCACTGGGCCACCACCATCCTTCGCACTCACGCGCTGGACATGAGTGGTGCGATTAAGTCTAACGTACTCCTCCAAGGTCTGGCGAGTCCAATTCCATCTTCCCAAACGATCCGGGGAGACCGCCATACACTCTTCTACGAGCGTGCCAAGGCATATTTGATCCCCACTGCTGAGAAGGTCCAGCAGGGGGTGAAGGCCAACAGCACGAGTACGCACCCGCAGCTAGCGTCGTTTCGTCATGCCAACGTGGCTGGCTTGCGCGAACTGGTTAACGACGTGGGTGCGCACCAACAAGACATTAGCATTTCCAGCGCGTCGCGCGACAAGCTGGCCCACGGAATTCGGCACATCATGCAGCTGAAAGATTTCAAACACGTGGGCCCCAGCGAGCCGCCACTATTGGAGACGCGGTACAAGACCCCCTGCGAACAAGTCAGCGGGAGGAAACCCAAGATCGTAACTACCCTGGTTGACACCGCCATGTACATGAAGTCCCTTCGCCCTTGGGCCGGGACGGATATAATCATGACTGTGCCAATGTACCCTGGGCTCTCCGGCAAGACCGGCGAGAGCACATGGTATTGCACCGGAGTCGATTCCGACGGGAACGCCTTGTACTACGAAACCATTGGCAGTGATGAGGTATCGTCAGTGTTCCACAACCAGTATTCATGGTGGTTCACAAACAACGACGTCGTCTACATCCGCACTGAGGATGACTCCGCGTTCGGCATTTATAATGTCGTCAAACACGCACGCCGAGACATCAATCGACAGACCGTATTCCTGTGCCTGGACACTATGGTTAACTTGCCGTTCGCTATCGCAGACCAGCTGGTCTACGCAGCCCACGGCACGCACCTGAGTGACATGTTCAGCGAGCCACGTCCTTGCCGGAACGTAGTGGTGGTCAACCCCGCCTCTGCTAATCCCATTCTTCTCATGAATGCCGGCAGCGCTCACCAACGGCGTCTTTACACCCGCTACCAGAAAGAGACCTCCCCTGAAGGCACGGCAGTTGTCAGTCCCGTGGTGCTACGGTACCTCGAGCATCTGCACGCCAACGGGGGACGGAGCTTCGGTCTCAGCTCGCAAGAGCACCTCACCCGCCTACAGTTGCATATGAAGGAGCATCTGGAAGGTGGCGTCATTAACGCCCCTGATTACGCGAGCATGCTGGAATTGCTTCGCGTCGTGGGTGTGCCGGACAATCTCCCCAACGCTGTTTTCTACGCTGAGGGGTATGCGGCCGAGCACCCAGGCGAAGAGGCGCCGAGTGAGGACCGCATGGCGAAAGCTGTGCAGCAAGTACCAAGCATCGTGGACAGTCCGAAAGTCTACGGTGCCATCGCCCCCAACGACGCGGCCATTAAGTCGGCCACCAAAGCGCATCTGGGCAAGGGTAACACCACAACACGGGGCCCGCAACTCAACCGCATCATTCAGTTCGCCACATCTCACTTCATAGATGCCATGGCGGACCAAAGCGGCTGTGGGGCAGGGTCAATTCTTGTGGTACCACGCGAAGAGGTACTCGCAAACCGTACTCGTTCCACCCAGGTGGCCAACGAGACGACATACGGACTTGGCCCGAGTGGGAAGAATCCAGTAGGCAACGCCTTCGTTAAGACAAACGAGGTCGCCCCTGTGAAAGAAGCCCCTCGGATGGTAAATTCGCCACCTCATGAGCTGTCGATCGACTCCGGTCGCCTTGGAATGTCACTTGACCGCATCCTTAAGCGGAAGTGTGGCGTTTCTAACGGCATAGACTGGTTCGCTCCCGGCAAAACACCCTCTGAGATGTCGGACGCCGTGCGGACGCAGTATCAAAACTGCCATGACTACCGCGCCACGGCTGGCGCCGGCAAGATTCCCCAAGTGGATTATAAGGCCGCCGACGACAGCCACACGGAGGAGTCAGCCACATTGATGGCTGACGTAATAGAGTACTTCTTCTCCGATGACCTGTGCCCCGACTTAGGCATGTCCCACAAGGCGTGGGCGCTTCAGACCTACTGGGAATGTTTCGACATCTCGGTATTGGCAGGGATCAAGGTCAAGTCTACCAAGTGGAAGAACGCGAGTGGTACCGGCATCACTACGCTATTAAACACTTTGGTGTTCGCTTTTCGCTCGTATCTCACCGTACTCTTGTCACTATGCTTTCAACAATTGACAGGAGACGATGGTAACGTTCAGGGCATGCCACTTAAAGACGGCAAGTCCGACCCGATCGCGGCAGGGACAAACGACTTCTTCACACATAAGCAGTTGCATGTGCAGCTCCGGAAGCTTCAGACATCCGGCGTTGTATTCAAGGCAGTGCACTGCTATGAGACCGCACTCTGGGACCGTAAGGACGAGGACAGCCACCGGCAGACAGTAGGCGGCACTACAGGTGTCACCACTGTGTTCTCTGACATCCACACCCCAGTGATGCGGTTGCTCTTCGACCTCATCGGGCTCAAGTTCGGTGACGACGGTCTCGAGTGTAACGTGCCCACTGTGTCAGACCCTACTTGGAATCTGGCGCGCATGTACCTCGACGCCGCCGATGGCTTCACACGCACCGTAGACTTCTCGGATCCCATCCTTGAGGAGCCTATCGAGTTCCTGTCTCGCAAGTACCCGAACCCGTCCGCACGGGCGCGTCGTACTGCAAGATCGAGCGCGCTGCGGAAAAGCTGGCGATCTCCACAAACAGCGAGAAAGAGAAGTATCGTTACAAGCTTGTGGGCTACCTGGTGACTGACCGGTTCACGCCGGTTATAGGCGCCTTCATCGACGCAATCTGGGCCACCAAGAACATGGGCCCAGATCCAATTAAGTACGACCCCGAGTCTGGCACCGCAACCCTCAGCGAGAAATACCTGAGTAAGGTGGAAGGGCAAGACCGGGAGACGTCATGGAAAATGCGCGACGGACCTTACCCAGTGACGAAAGACGATCTGGACATCATGTACCAGACCGCTGCCGCGGACTACGGCATGACGTCGTCAGAGCTGCGCGCTTTCGACGACAATCTGCGCAAGCAGACGACACTGGATGGCATCAGGGGCTGCAGGCTCCCTGTCGCTTTACAACACCTAACGGCCGAGAACCCCACGGGGGACGGCCTAACCAAGCTAGTCCCACCTGGCGTGAATATGGTAGCCGCATGGTCGAAAGATGATCAGGCACTGCTTAACGCCAAGCCGGCAACGTTTGGCGAGAGGTCGCCCATCAGCGAGATTCTCGAGGTGGCCGCACAGGACTTTGACGCGCCGCAGATGACGCGTCTTAAGGGCGCATTGTCGCACAAGTCCTTGCTGCTTGGATATAAGCATTAGACAACGCGAATCAACATCGGGTGGTGAAACTCAACTGAGACTGCTATTCTCAGCGAGAAAACTGGCGAGGGGTACTAACTGGTAACCCCGATTCCTAACACCCAAATCTTCACAACGACCTTGCCGGGTCGAAATCTTACGAGATTTGAAAATAACATCTAATCGTTTCGAGAGAAACCACACATAAGAAACAAGAAACAAACTTACCTGATATTAATGGGAAACTCGGAGGCCGAACGGTTGCGCGATATCGTACGCGCGAAAGATCCGATGCGGTCACTTTGTCAGGAGCGCCTGATCACGCCGGAGGCGTGCGATTGGGTCAAGTTCGCGCTTGACCCGTTTCACGACCAACAGCTTGAGAATTTGCGCGGATATCCTGACGTTTCATCCGAGCCTACCGTAGTTGTAAAGATTCGCCAGGCGATTACCGTGGCCGCCCCACCTGGCTTGCCAGACGGCGACACGTGGGATTGCCACATGGTTCTGTCCCCCATCGATTACGCACCTAAGAGCGCGACCGTCGGTGTGCGCGCACAGCCCATGGGCGCCGGCACCGGCTCCACCGACAGCCAGAACGCCGCCGGCTTGATTACGGGTGCCCTTTTGAATGATAGCTTTGAGGCATCCAAGACGGGCCGCATGGACGGCCTCGTTATCAATTCCGTCCATGCCAGCAGTGCGGTCGGGGCAAACAGTACTTTTACCCCCGCCCACATGCCGGCCAACCCGGCGTTGTACCAGTCACAGAATATTACCCTCGATGACTACCTGGACTTCGCAGATACAGACCTTGGTGTGTATCGCATCGTTTACAGTGGTTTCGAGGTTGTTAACACAACCGCGCAGATTTACAAGCAAGGCGCAGTGACCGTGTACGAGTACGGGAACAGCTACGAGACTGGTACCTCGTCGCCAGATGACTTTTTCTATGGACCGACCATTCCTGAGTATCACCGCAAACCCACAGGGATTTACAACCCTACCAACTACTTCCGTTGTCCTCCGAACAACTTGGCAGAAGCAAAGATCATGCCAGGTTCTCATTCGTGGGCGGCGCAAGATGGGTCGTACAATACGGCCAAATTTCAGACCGATAATCCTTTTCAGGCTTTGACCTCACGTCCGTGGGTGATTTGTCAGAACAAGGATGTCGCCGACGTTGGGGCGGGCTACATGACGCCCAACCCCCAAGGCGATACCGGTGTTCCCTACAGTGCTGGAAGTTTCGCGAGCTCTCACTTTCTTGCTCGCTCCTCCGAATATGTAACATCGGATACTCCCGCTGGCGCGCCTGGCCCTGTTCACTTTTCGAGGATGAACACGACTGGCGCGTACTACACTGGGTTGTCCAACGCGACCACACTGTTCGTAACGTGGCGTGTCGGCATCGAGAGGTTGCCGTCCGCCAACAAGCCGGCGTTTCTTGCGCTTGCACAGCCGTCCGCGACGTTTGACCCTAATGCATTGGTCTTGTATAACATGGTCGCGAACGTTCTTCCTCCTGGTTGCCCTCAGGGGTACAACGACGCTGGGAAATGGTACAATTGGATTGCTTCGGCAGCCAAGAATTCCATCCCGCACGTTTACCCTATCGTACGCATGGCCTCAACCATGGCCGCTGCGATGGGCCGGCCATTGCTCGCCACGGGCCTTAAAACCCTAGAGACGCAAATGAAACCCGTCGCCCAGAAGATGGCTGCGACGAAGCTTCAGGCAGCAGTGAGGGGTGCCAAAGGACGCAAGTCTGTCCAAAACTGGTCCAAGGGCCGGGGCGCCCCTGGCGGGACCAATGGTCTCCGCTAAAATTACATTACCACGATGAAAGGCTGATAACAGTGAATCCACTACACTACGCGGTGGAGATCCTTTAAAAGCTGAGCTACTTTGGTTCTCGCGCGGTAACGCGAGACCGACTGAACCATCAGTCTAAAATACCAATGGAAAGGTTTGGGGGATTTTATCCCCGTTCCTACCGTAAGATTCGACGAGCAATGCAAGTGCTCATCGTACCCCCTTTTCTGGGGTTCTTGCGGGGTCCCTGCAAAGCACAC